AGAAGGATTATCACAAGCACTTGTAGAGAGTGCGGCGGCATCATCTAAAATAGTATTCATGGTTAGACCTAACTCTGTTACTAGAAAAAAAGATTTAGCTATGACTAGAAATGGTGACATCATTACTGGTACGGCTGATGATGTGTCTGTACTACAAGCACAGAAACAATATGATTTACAAGTAGTAGAAAGAAGTATTGCTAAACTAGAAGAAAGAATGTCTTACGCATTCTTACTACACACAGCAATACAAAGAGATGCAGAAAGAGTAACTGCACAAGAAATTAGATACATGGCAGAACAATTAGAGACTGCTATGGGTGGTATTTATTCATTACTATCACAAGAGTTCCAACTACCATTAGTTTCTATACTAATGAAAAGAATGGAACAAGGTAATGAAATACCAAAACTACCTAAAGGTACAGTTCAACCAACTATTATTACTGGTATTGAAGCATTAGGTAGAGGAAATGATTTACAAAAATTAAGAGAATTTGTTGCAGAGATAGGAAACTTAGCACAGATAAATCCGCAAGTTGTTCAGGCGTTAAACCCTGATGATTTAATCAAACGTATCGCTATTGGTTTAGGGATTGATACAGATGGTTTATTAAAATCACAAGAGCAACTAGCAGAAGAACAAGCGGCAGAAGCAGAGCAAATGGAACAACAACAAATGGTTCAAATGGCAGAAAAAGCTATCCCACAAGTCGCAAACAATCTAACTAAACCACAATAAGGATAACAAATGGCAGAAACAATAGAGATAAAACAAGAAGAAACTACTAGCGAAAAGCCAGTAGAAGAGAATGTTACACAAAGTAAACCTGAAGGCTTACCTGAAAAATTCAACAGTGTTGAAGATTTAGCAAAGTCATATTCAGAGTTAGAAAAGAAACTTGGTGACAACAAAGAAGCTCCTAAAGAGGAAGCTCCTAAAACAGAAACTAAAAATGATTTAGATATTGCTGAAAAAGCAGTTGAGAGTGCAGGGTTAAATATGGAAACTCTGTCTTCTGAGTATGCTGAAAAAGGTGAGTTAGATGCTAAATCGTATGACGCTTTAGAAAAAGCAGGTATACCTAAAGATTATGTAAACCAGTTTATTGAAGGTCAAAAAGCTATAGCTGACCAACAGGCTACATCAATTAAAGATATGGTTGGTGGTGCAGATGCTTATACAGAGATGTCTAATTGGGCGGCAGACAATATGTCTGAAGAAGAAAAGACAGCTTACAATACAGCCGTTAATTCTAAAGATATAGAAACTGCAAAGTTAGCAGTTGTTGGATTAAAAGCTAAATTTGAAAGAGCTAATGGTAATGAGCCTAGTCTTGTAGAAGGTAAAGCAACAGTTACAGGTCAAGGTGGTTACAAATCTTGGGCAGAAGTTACAGCCGCTATGGGTGACGACAGGTATCAAAAAGACCCTGCGTATCAAGCAATGGTTCAAGAAAAATTAGCTAACTCGGATTTATAATATGTGGTTAGTAGCATTAAGAAAAGTGTATGACGCAGAAGTTGCGGAGAGTACAGCAGTTATTGACACATTTTTAAAAAATTCTGTTGGTGTTGCAGACCATGATAATTTTATGAAAACTATAAAATCACAGTTTGATAAATTAGTACATGCGAAACATGCAATATCAGAGATAGACAACATAGTCGAAACACAAACTAAAAAAAAGGATAAATAATTATGCCAATGGGAAAAGGAACTTATGGTTCTAAAAAAGGAAGACCAAGTAAAGCATTAAAAGGTGGACAGAAAAGATTACCTGCCGCTTTAAAATCTAAAATAATGAATAGTAAAAAGAAAAGATAGTATGGCAAAGAACGGATTATACGCAAACATTCATAAGAAACGTGCTAGAATTAAAGCAGGTTCAGGTGAGAAGATGCGAACAGCAGGTACTAAAGGAAGACCTACTGCTAAACAATTTAAGAGAGCCGCCAAAACTGCGAAAGCATAATGGTTGCTAAGAAATATCAAAGTCCTTCTGGTGGCTTAAATGCTAGAGGAAGGGCTTTCTTTAAGAGTAAAGGACATAACTTAAAAGCTCCAGTCACAGGAAACCCTAAAGCAGGTTCAAGAGCGGCAGGTCGGAAAAAGAGCTTCTGTGCTAGAATGGGCGGAGTAAAAGGAGCTATGTCTAAGAACGGAAAACCCACTAGAAAAGCATTAGCTTTACGAAAGTGGAACTGTAACTAAAAAATAGTTGTGCAACGCTTATGCGTGGCAACTGCCAACTTTAATTTAGCCAAATAACTTGACCCTCTGCGGAGGACAATCTTGACTAAATAACTTTATTGAAGAGGCTTTTATAAACTAACATCAAAAAGGAGACAATCACATGTCAAACGCAAGTCCAGTTAAATTCGGAAATGCTAATAGTGGTTCTACTCGTGATGATGCCCTGTTTCTAAAAGTATTCGCAGGTGAAGTAATTACTTCATTTGAAAGAGCTTCAAAAACAGAAGGTGCTGATATGGTAAGAAGTATCAGTAACGGCAAATCTGCATCTTTTCCAGTAATGGGAAGAATTGGTGCGGAATATCACGCAGTTGGTGCTGAAATATTAGGTTCTGCAGTTAACTCAAACGAAAAGGTTATTACAATTAATGACCTTTTAATATCTTCAGTATTCGTATCGAATATCGAAGAAGCAAAAAACCATTGGGACGTAAGAAGTGCGTACTCTACTGAAATGGGTAGAGCATTATCTTTCCAAAAAGATAAGCATATCTTACAAACTATTGGTCAAGCATCTCTAGCTAGTGCAAACGTAACTGGTGGAGACGCTACAACTAACATAACTAACACAGGCATTGCTTCTGCTACAGATGCAACTGCGGCTAATGCAATGATAGATGCTATCTTTGCGGCGGCTAAAGAGCTTGATGCAAACTATGTTCCATCAGAAGGCAGAAAATGCTTTATGAGACTTGAAGAATACTACAAATTAGCTAACGCTACAAATGCAGTCAATGTTGACTTCACAGGCGGTGGTAATGGTGGTGTTGCTTCAGGAAAAGTTATGAAAATTGCAGGAATTGAATTAGTACCAGTTCCTCACTTTGTAACTGGAAACATCAACTCAGGAGTTGCTCAAGGTTCAGCTACTAATGGTGGTTCAAACCCACAAGCTGTTAACTTGACTAACTTTGTTGCTCTAGTTTCTCACCCAAGTGCCATAGGTACAGTAAAACTTATGGACTTAGCTGTTGAAAAAGAGTACGACATCAGAAGACAAGGTACGTTAATGGTTGCTAAATATGCTATGGGTCATGGTGTATTAAGACCAGAATCGGCTGTAGGAATTAAAGAAGCGTAATAGTTTCTTTATTTTTACTTGAATTAGGGGGAGTCAAATCCCCCTTTTTCTACATTAATTAAAAGGATAAAATGACAACACAAATTACACCAACTACAGAATTACAATCAGTTAATACTATGTTGAGTGTTATTGGCGAAGCTCCAGTAAACTCAATTACAGGTACAACAACTGTTGATGTATCAGTCGCTAAAAATATCCTAGACGAGACATCAATGTCTGTCCAATCAATAGGTTGGAATTTTAACACACATATTAATCACACAACATTAGCATTAGATAGTGATAACAAAGTTCCTCTACCTGCTAACTGTGTAAAAGCAGACGCTAATCAAGCGTACAGAAATTACAATTATACAATCAGAAATGGTTTTCTATATGATATGGAAAAACATACAGATGTATTTACAAGTGCACCTGCCTCAGTTGACTTAGTCTTAGTTCAACAATTTGAACATCTCCCAGAATATGCAAGACGATATATTACAACAAAAGCGGCTAGAAGATTTGCTTCAAGATTTATAGGTGATAAAGAAATTACAGCATTAATAGGTCAAGATGAAAATGAAGCATTAGTTGCTTTTCATCAAGCTGATTCACAAGAAGCAGATATAAACATGTTGAATGGTGATGCTAATACATTTTCAATAATTAACAGAACAACTAGAAGGACTTACTAATGGGTGGCGTGGTATCTCAGTCTATACCTAATTTCCTAAATGGTATGTCTCAGCAGACTCCTACTCAAAGAGGAATCAATCAAGGTGCAGACCAAGTAAATTTTCAAAATAATATAGTAGAAGGTTTATCTAAAAGACCATC